AAATACTGGTGTTGCAGCGTTTTTAGCCGCAAACAATGCACAGACTCATGCTAACTATGCATTTAATCATGCTAATGCTGCGTTTGGTATTGCTAATACTGATGTTACCAATATTTCAATTAGTGCTGGTGATTTTGGTGGAGCAAGTATTGTTCCAACCTTCCATGTAAGTGCAAACGGCCGAATTGATTCGGTAGGAAACGTTGCAATCGCACTTGCAGCATCACAAATTACTTCCGGCACACTTGGTGTTGCTAGAGGTGGTACTGGAGCAGGTACATTCACAACAAACGGAGTCTTGTTAGGTCAAGGTACATCAAATTTCACAACTGCATCATCTTCAACAGAAGGTCATGTATTAACAATTAATGATAGTGGAGTACCAACATTTGCATACCTTTCTGGTGGCACATTTTAATTAGTATGAAAGGAAATCGTTATGAGCGTGGATTTTTCAAACGCTTATCAGGAGATTATATTTGATAATTTAGTGTCAATTATAAAACAAAATTTTGTTTTTCAGACACAACTTAAATTAGCAGAATCTACTGGTAAAGAAAACACAGAATTAAAGGCAACAATACAAGAATTAAATGATGGGTTAAGAGCAGCTCAAAATGAAATTAAGACGAATGAGACTTTTAAAGTTAAGTATATTCAAAACGAATCGGCGCATGAAGAAAAAGGTCGAATTCAACAAGCTTTAAATGACTCTATGAAGAAAAATGTTTCTTTGATGAAAGAATTATCAGAGAAAAATGGTGAAATAGAAAGTCTTAAAAATTATATTGAAAAACTTGAAGGAATTGTACCAACTTCAAAATTGAAAAAAATTAACCCCGAATTGGTATCTGAAAAGAAAGTTGATGAAAAGCCTATAGAAACTGTGTCTGACCTTTTTGCAATAAAAGTTAATGACGGTAGTTCATTCTAATGGCAAACACAGTAATTGTTTTAAAACACTCGACAGACACAGGTACAACACCTAGTGTCTTGGCCAATGGCGAATTGGCTATCAATACCTACGATGGTAAATTGTTCTATCGTGGCGGCTCTGGCAATACAATCCAAACAATTGAAAAATATGACGGGCCTGGTGGCACCGATGGTGATGTTCAATTCAATGATTCTGGCACTTTAAATGGTGATTCTGGCCTAACCTATAATAAAACAACAGACATTCTTACTGTTGTTGGTGGAGTTATAACTGGTGGTGTAAATGTAGCGCCAACAATTTCATCGGCTTATAATCATGCTAATGCGGCCTTTGATGCCGCTAATACTGCTGGTGGTGCCGACACATACGCTAGAAATACAGCTAATGCATCATTCATTCATGCTAACGCTGCATTTGATGCTGCTAATACAAATGCTACAACCATTACGGTTTTACAAGGTGTTAACACCACTCAGAATACGAGTATTAGCAATCTTGAAGCAGTTGAGACTACACAAAACACCAATATAACAACCACTAATAATACTGCTGTTGCAGCATTTAATGCAGCTAATACAGCACAAAATACTGGTGATGCTGCATTTTTAGTTGCTAATAACAATACAGGCATCAATGCCACTCAGAATACCAGTATTGATACTTTAAATAGTGTCAATTTTATAGCTATTCCTTCAAGCGAAATTAATGCTAATGTTTCATCTTTTGGAGGAAATAATGCTGTTTGGAATGAACAAACTGTAGATTTGAGTTCTTACGCCGGAGGTACTCTTAGAGTTGTTTGGCAGTATACTACTGCCACAAGTTTTTATGGAGATATTCAATTAGATGATGTTTATATTGGTGGAACAACATATGATTTTGAATCAAATGCAACAGGTTGGGAAACAAGTATAGCGTATGAAACAGATTATGATTCGGTATCGTGGTCATCTGTGGCAACTGCAACAACAGCAGGCCGATGGAATAGAGATTTAGGAGGCACACCATCAGGAACAACTGGTCTTGCTGAAGACCATACGTTAGGCACAACAAGTGGTTATTATTTGTATGCTGAAACATCATCATCAGCATATCCATATAAAAATATTTGGTTAAGAAGCCCAGAAATAACATTAAATGCTAACCCTGGTTATTTAAGTTTTTGGGAAGCTAGGTATGGTTCTACAATGGGAAATGTCACAGTTTACCTTATTGGCACCAACCCGCCAGCTGAATCGGCCAAAGCAAATATAGCTTGGAACCATGCTAATGCGGCCTTTGACGCCGCTAATACTGCTGGTGGTGCAACACTAGGAGATGTTTTGGCTCTGTCAATAGCACTAGGATAAATAAACTATTATGGCAAAACCTACTACACGAATTCAATTTAAAGACTACTGCCTCAGACGTTTAGGCCATCCTGTTATTCAAATTAATGTGGATGATGACCAAATTGAGGACCGTATTGACGATGCTTTGCAGTTTTTTAATGATTACCATTTTGATGGTTGCGAAAAACTGTATATGAAGCATAAAATTACACAAGCCGACAAAGACAGAAAATGGATTTATTGTCCAGATGCGGTTATTTTTGTTACTGGTGTTTTACCTTTTGATGATTCAAATGCATCAATCAATATGTTTGATTTGAGATATCAACTTAGATTGCACGACCTATATGACTTTACATCGGTGTCTTATGTTTCGTATGAGATTACTATGCAACACATTCGTACTTTGAATTTGTTGTTTTCTGGTACGCCTCAATTTAGATTCAATCGACACCAAAATAAGGTGTTCTTAGATGTTGATTGGACGAGAGATTTGGATGTTGGTGATTATGTTATTATTGAGTGTTATCGTAAACTCCAACCAGCTACAATTACATTGACTGGTACAGTAAGTGTTAATACCACATCAAATACAGTAACAGGTTCTAGCACAATCTTTGACCAAGAATTGATTGAAAATGACTTTATTACAATCAATGGTGAAGATTTGCAAGTTAAGACAATTAGTTCGCCATCATCTTTAGAATTAGTTGGTACAGTATCTTCAAATGTTGCAGACACATCAGTAACTAAAGGCGGTTTATCTGATGTTTGGGATGATAGATTTTTAAAACAATACACAACAGCTCTCATCAAAAAACAATGGGGTGAGAACATGAAAAAGTTTGGTGGTATTCAAATGCCTGGCGGCGTCACACTAAATGGCAAAGAAATTTGGGATGAGGCTGTTGAAGAAATCCGCAAGATTGAAGAAGAAATGCAAATTTACAATGTTTTGCCAAATGAAATTTACATGGGTTAAAGATGGATGGCAACAAATCAATACTTCAATCACTTTCCAAATCAACAGATAACCTCTGAACAACTTTTAGTTGAAGATTTGGTCATTGAAGCCATGAAAATTTATGGCATGGATGTCTATTACCTCCCAAGAACTAGCAGAGATGCTGTAGATTATCTTTACGGCGAGGACACACTAAAACAATACACTAGCGCTTATCCTGTTGAAATGTACCTTGAGAATGTCTCTGGTATGGATGGCGAAGGAGACTTTATTTCTAAATTTGGTTTAGAAATTAGAGATGAAGTTTCTTTGTTAGTTTCACGTTTAAGATTCCGTTATGCTGTTGGCGCTTCTGGTGTAACTAAACCAAGAGAAGGTGATTTAATTTATCTACCTTTGGTTAAAAACTTTTTTGAAATTACTTTTGTTGAACACGAAAATGACCAGGCTATGTTCCATACATTGGGTCGTGGCCGTGGCGGTAATGTTTATGTTTATGCATTGAAACTGAAACAATTTGTATTTTCTGATGAGGTTGTTTCAACCGGAATTGAAGAAATTGATGATGAGATTCGTGATCACTACCGCAGAAGTCGGTTGTCGTTTAGTAGCGGCTCTGGTACATTTGTACAAGATGAAGTTTTATATCAAGGTGATAGTCTTGCAACAGCTACAGCTCAGGCCGTTGTTCATACATGGAACTCCAGTAATACCACAATTGATGTAATTCGTGTTCGTGGTACGTTTGCTAATGCATCTAATACCATTGGCGCAACATCTGGTGCATACTACACAACATCTGGCACAATGGACTTTACGGCTCATGATGACGAATCATATGATGATGTTGTAGATAATAATAGAATTGAAACTGAAGCTGATTCTATCCTTGATTTCTCTGAAACTAATCCATTTGGTGAACCATAATGTTAGGCAACGCACATTTTTATAATAGAACAATTCGCAAAGTCGTTGTAGCTTTTGGTACAATTTTTAACGACATCTATGTTACACGCTATAATAAAGCGGGTACAGTTGCTTATGAGCAATTTAAAGTGCCTTTGTCATATGGTTCAAAAGAAAAGTACATAACAAGACTGTCATCAGATTCAAATTTAGATAAATCTGTTGCAGTTGTTGTGCCGAGAATATCGTTTGAGATGACTAGCTTGACATATGATGCTAGTAGAAAACAATTAACCACTCTGAGAAATTTTTCGGCCAATAGCTCTACAACTTCTATCCAAACACAATATTTGCCAATACCCTATGATTTTGAATTCAGTATGTCAATCTATGTGAGAAACACAGAAGACGGCACACAAATCATAGAACAAATTTTGCCTTTCTTTACACCAGATTTTACTGTTACTGTTAATTTTATTCCTGAAATGGACCAAAAGTATGATTTGCCGATTGTACTTAATTCAGTAACAACAAGTACAGACTATGAAGGTGACATGACAACCACCAGATTGATTACTTGGGACCTTACATTTACGGCCAAAGGTTATATTTGGCCCGCTGTCAAAAATGGTTCTCTCATTAGACAGGCAAATACCACAATTAATATTGAGAATCAAAACAAAGATTCACAAAATGTTACTGTTGACTATGCTAATGGTACAGGATATTTTTCTGTTGGTGAACTAGCAAGGGTTGTAAATAAAAACATTACAGGTACAGTAAGTTATTTTAGTAATAATAGTAATGGCATATTGATTCTTGATAATTTGAATAAATTGTTAGAAGCTGGAGACAAAGTTACTGGAGACAAAACAAATGCTTCATTTACCGTTTCAACCACATCTTCTTCACCACAACAATCAGTAACAATTAGAACAGTACCAGTTCCATCTAATGCCGAAATAGATGACGAATTTGGTTTTGCAGAAACAATTACAGAATGGCCTAATACATGATGAAAAATTTGAACGATAAACTCTCTAAAGCGTTGGACATAGAGCCAATTGTTGTTGAAGAAACTCAAGTTGTAGAAGTCAGAGACACGATTGAGGATGATGCAGAGTTTGCTAGGCAAAATTTGAGAACGCTTATCGAAAAAGGCAATATAGCGGCAGATGAAATTATGCAAGTCGCTAGTGCTTCTGAACATCCAAGGGCATTTGAGGTGGCTGCCACAATGCTTAAAAATTTGGCAGACATGAACAAAGACCTGATGGAAATCCAAAAAAGAAAAAGAGATTTAGCGCCACAGATAACACAACAAAATATTAATGTAGATAAAGCTGTATTTGTTGGTTCAACAGCTGAGTTGTTGAAACAAATCAAGAGCAATAAATAAGTTATGTCTGATGGTTATCTTGGAAATGACCGACTAAAGAGAGTCGGTATTGAAATTTCTTATACTGAAGAACAAGTAAAAGAAATTCTCAAATGTACCGAAGACCCGGTATATTTTATTAGAGAATACGTTAAAATTGTTAACGTAGATATGGGTCTGGTTCCTTTTGAAATGTGGCCGTTTCAAGAGGACATGGTTAATTCTTTTCACAATAATCGTTTTTCAATTTGTAAAATGCCTCGGCAGGTTGGTAAAACAACAACCACCGTGGGTTATATGTTATGGAGTGTTTTATTCCAAGAAGATTACACCATTGGTATTTTGGCCAACAAAGGCGCATTAGCCAGAGAAATTCTAGGCCGCCTGCAAAAAGCCTATGAGTATCTACCAATATGGTTGCAACAAGGTATCATTGTTTGGAACAAAGGTAATATTGAACTAGAGAATGGTTCTAAAATATATGCCTATGCAACATCCGCATCTGGTGTTCGTGGTGGTTCTTACAACTTAATTTTCTTAGATGAATTTGCCTTTGTTCAACACAACATGGCGCAGGATTTCTTTCAGTCAACGTATCCTGTTATTTCATCTGGTCAAACCACAAAAGTTATTATTGTTTCAACGCCAAATGGTTTAAATCTGTTCTACAAAATGTGGACAGATGCTATTGAAGGTCGTTCTACTTACAAACCCGTTGAAGTTCACTGGTCAATGGTGCCAGGTAGAGATGAGAAGTGGAAAAAAGAAACAATTGCCAACACATCTGAAGAACAGTTTAGAGTAGAATTTGAAACTGAATTTATTGGTTCATCGGCAACATTAATTTCAGGTGCAAAATTAAGGTCTTTGGCATTTCATAATCCAATAAGTTCTATTGACGGACTTGATGTTTATGAAGAACCAAAAAAAGGACATTTATACATATGTACAGTAGATTGTGCTGAAGGTGTTGACCAAGACTACTCCACAATCAACGTAATTGATGTTTCGGAGGTACCTTATAGACAAGTAGCCAAATATAGAAACAATAAATTGCCGCTTTTATTCTTTCCAACGATAGTTTATTCTACGGCAATGAAATTTAATGAGGCCTTTGTGTTGATTGAAACTAACAACATTGGCCAACAAGTGGTTGATATTTTACACTATGACTTAGAATATGAAAACGTATACAAAATTGACCATCACCACATCAAGGGACAATCAATCTCTGGTGGATTTAAACGTAGGTCAAATTTTGGTATTCGTACTACAAAGACAGTTAAAAAAATTGGTTGTGCAAACTTAAAAACGCTAGTTGAATCAGATAAACTAATCATTAATGATTTCGATACTATTGCCGAATTAAACACTTTTGCTAGAATCCGTGACACATATGCTGCGGAAGAAGGTAATAATGATGATTTGGTGATGGGCCTGGTTCTTTTTGCATGGTTGACAGCACAAACCTATTTTAAAGATTCTACCAACATAGATGTCCGAAAGATTCTATTAGAAGAACAAGATATGTTGGGTGAAGAAAGTTTGATTCCAGTTGGTATTATTGACAATGGATTAAAGGAAGAAGTCACATTTGATGGAACCGATGTTTGGTCTGAGAAGGGATACTTTTCTTCAACTTTGTAAAAAACTAAATAGAGAATAAAAAAGAAAGACCCAATATAACATAAGGAGAAATCCATGGCATTTCAGCTCTCACCTGGGGTAAATGTATCAGAAATCGACCTGACTACAATAGTCCCCGCAGTCGCCACTTCGATTGGCGCTTTCGCTGGGCCGTTTGCTTGGGGTCCAGTAAATGAAATTGTTACCATTTCCGATGAGGTTCGCCTTGTTGATAGATTTGGTAAACCTGATTCGACTAATTATGAATACTGGTTCTCAGCCGCAAACTTCTTAGCATACGCAAATAATCTAAAAGTTGTTCGTGCAGCCAATACATCAGATGCTCTAAACGCTACGGCCAATGGTACTGGCGTTTTGATTCAAAATGATGACGATTATGCGTCTAACCACACAGCTAACACCGGATATACTTTTGCTGCTAGATATCCTGGCACTCTAGGCAATTCACTAAAAATTTCTATGTGTGACGCCAACTCTTGGAGTGGTTGGTCTTATGCGTCCAACTTCACATCAACACCCGGTACGTCCACATGGGCAAGTAACAGAAATTCCACTTTTGATGAGTTGCACGTTATTGTTATCGACGAAGATGGTAAATTTACAGGTGTTCCTGGAACAATACTAGAAAAATATTCACACGTTTCTAAGGCCAGTGATGCTAAAGACGATAGTGGTAATGCAAACTACTATGTTGATGTGATTACAAGAGGTTCAAAATACATTCATTGGAAAGGCCATGCTGGTGGCGGTACTACAAATTGGGGTACTGCTGCTAATAGTGTAGCTTATGGTAACACTACAGCTAATGTAACCGCTTCACTATCTGGCGGCGCTGATGGTACAGCAGTCGGCAATTCCCAAATTACCACAGCTTATGACTACTATGACAACGCTGAATCAGTTGATATCTCTTTGGTAATCTCTGGTCCTGCTAATCAAACAGTCGCAGACAGCTTGATTTCTATGGCTGATACACGCAAAGATTGTGTTGTTTTCTTGTCGCCTGAGAAAGCTGACGTTGTAAATAATGGTGGTTCTGAAGCAACAGATATTGTTGCTTACCGTGATACTCTGACATCTAGTTCTTATGCTGTATTGGATTCCGGTTGGAAATATCAATATGACAAATATAACGATGTTTATCGTTGGGTTCCGTTGAACGGTGATATTGCTGGTCTTGCGGCTAGAACCGACAGAGACCGTGATCCTTGGTTCTCTCCTGGCGGTTTGAATCGTGGTATTATTAAGAATTCGATTAAACTTGCTTGGAATCCTACCAAGCAA